CCAGCAGCGTCGCATCGGACAGCTGGTCGAACTGCTTTGCGACCTTCAGCACGGGCACGAGGATCGTGATCCCCCGGCGCTGGCCGGGCGATCCGGCGAACACATGGATCACCTTGGGGCGGCCGTAGCCGTCGCGGGCGGCGACCTCATATTCGACGTCGCCGAGGAAGGCGTCGCGGGCCTTGGCCACGTAGCTGATCGGCAGGCCGTCTGCGTTGGTCCGAACGCCCGAGTAGAGCCGGGTCGTCTCGTCGGTGAGGTTGACCAGCCGGGTCGGCGACATGAGCCGGACCTTGGTCTTGCTCGAGCTCTGCGGGCGCGTGCGCCAGACGATCTCGGCGAGAATTTCCCCGGTGGCGATCCACGACTTGAAGGCCGCTTCCTGCATCTGCGCGATGGTGCGGGTGCCCTCGATGTCGCACTCCAACGGGCTCCCCGCCCACAGGCTCCACCGGGCCTCGACCTGCTTGCGCCACTTCTGCGCGGCGGCCTCGTCCATACCGAACAGGTCGTTCTCGGGGGTGGCGCGGAGCCGGAGCCCGAGGCCGACCGTGTTGGCGGTCGCCTGATCGAGCATCCCGCTGATCCAGCCGCTATTCTGCGCGAGCTCGACCGTGCGCGCGGTGGCGTGGTCCCAGGCGTTCGCCACGTCGTCCTGCGACGACCGGAGGGCGGGTATCCACCGCGAGAACACCATGCCCCGGCCGTCGCGCATATAGCCAGCCCGGGCCCGCGGGCGGTCGGTGCTGGTGGCAACGGGGGCTGGGGCGGTGCCGAGGCCCAGGACGTTGGCGATGGACGCCATGACGCTCCGGCCGCGGCCCGAGTTGGGGACGCGTTCCATGGATTACCTCCGGGCGCGAGCTCCCATGGTTCGGAAGCGGTCGCGGATTGACAGGGCCGGCGGCTCGCCTGCCACGGCGGGCTCCGGTGCGGCCGCCGCCGGTTCTTCCGGGGCGACCTCGTTGGGCAGGTTCCACGTCCGCTCGATCCCCTCGGGGATCGCCTGGACGTTGAGGGAGTAGGCAGCGGCGGCGGCCATCGCCTCGCAGTCGAGGAAGTGGTTGGCCTTCTGCCGCTTGACCCACTCGGGCTTCAGCTTGTCGCCGATCACCCGCGCCTCGGACACGACCTGCCGGGCGTAGTCCTCGTCGGCGTCGTTGTGCAGGAAGAACTCGCCCGGCTGGCCCGCGGGGGTGCCGAGCCGGGAGTGCACGAGGCTCTTGAAGAAGTCGGTGTTCAGCAGCACCAGCGGGAGGCTGTAGGGCAGCTTCGAGCCGTCCCGGTTCACCTCGATGGTGCTCACCGTGTAGGGCTTGCCCGCGATGGTATCGCGGCCCTTGGTGGCGAACGCCATCCACTCATGGCGCTTCACCCACGAGTAGACCATGTGCTCGTCGCCGCCGTCGCCCTTGTCAGGGCGGAAGCCGCTGTCGACGAACGCCCGCTCGATGATCATCCCCCCGATGGGGCTGGTCATCTTCAGGGAAAGGTCGTCCCACACCGCCTGCTCCCCGGTGTTGCCGAGGAGGTAGCCGTGGTCGAGGAGCCATGACGTGCCGCGCGAGCCGAAGCCGCGCACCACGTAGATCAGCGACCGCTTCTGGACGTCCACCCCGGCCACGACGCGCAGGACGCCCGGAGGCACCATTTCGCGCGGGTAGCCGATCCGGTGGTTCAGCACCGCCTTCCACTCGGGAAGCCCGGCGGAGGTGCCCGCCGTGTAGAGCTCGCCGAAGTTGGCGTTCATCGCCGTCTGGATTTTGTCCTCCTCCCCCGAGAGGAAGGCGGTCAGGTATTGCTCGGCCCGCTCGCCCCACGAGACGAACGGGGTGCACAGGCCCGAGGTCCACTTCGACCAGACGGCGTTGTCCGGCACGTTGCGCTCGGCGAAGGCGTCCTCGATGGTCTGGCCGGGTGCGATCTGCACGCCGCCGTCGATCATCCGGCGCTTCGTCACGCCATCGGCGTCGTCCTCGATCACGCACCCGTTGGACGGGCACACCAGGTGGCCGGTCTTGCGGGCGATGGCCGGGGTTGCCCCCTTGGCCCACTTCAGGTGCTTGAACATCGGGACGAAGAACTCGCCGCAATGCGGGCAGGGCCACGCGAAGTGGTGGCGGGTGCCCTGCTGCCACAGGCGCCAGATAGGCGAGAGCACCTGCTCCTTGTCGGCGATCTTCCAAAACTCGAGCCCGGACACCGGGTCGATCTCGGTCTCGGCGATCCCCTGCGAGGGGGTCGAGACGATCAGCGTCACGAAGTCGGCGTAGGTGGTGCCGCGGGCCTCGACCAGACCCAGCGGGTCGCCCTGGCCTTTGATGTTGGCGACCATTTCGTCGTACTCGTCTACGATGCCGAAGGCGAAGGGGTCAGACTTGAGCGACGTCGAGCTCGCCGCCGATCCGAGGCGCACGCGGACGCCCGCGATGGTCTTGAGGGTTTTCTTCATCCGGCGCCCGCGGATCGTCTTTGCCGACAGGGTCGGCACCTGATCGAGAAGCTCCATCAGCCGGGGCTCGAACTGGTCGGACACGAACTCCTTGGACGGGCCCGCGTACAGGATCGGCGCCGGGCGCTGATCGAGCCGCGCCCCGATGCAGTCGAGGATGGTGTCGGTCTTGCCGCTCTGCGCGGCGGTGATGCCGACGACCCGGCGATAGGTGCCCTCGTGGGCCTTGCGGCCCAGCGGGATCATGTAGCCGGTCAGGCCGGGGTCGCGCGGGCCTGGGATGCCGGTGCTGGACTTGTAGGTCCGCTGGCGGCCCCACTCGTCAGGTGTCGTCCGAGGTGTCGGAGTGAGGAAGAGGCTTGCTAGTCTCAAGATGCTCGGCGGCATCGGTGAGAGCTTTGGCAATGCGCGCTTTCGAGCCATCGACTTCGGCCTCGTACTTTCGGCGGGTCGGGACGTCGCGCGTGAGCCGCGCGGGGAGTCCGTTGAGCTCCTCGTTGACGAGCCCGACCACAAATGCGTTGGCCGCCTCGGCCTCCTCGCGGGGGATCACCTCGCGGCGGCGTTCGGCGAGGCGGAGCTCGATCTCGGACGCACGGGCGTCGGTCACCCGGTTCGCCGAGGCGGACTTGGTAGCCCGCCGGTCGGCGTCATCCCGAAAGCGGATGTAGCCCTGTACGGCGCCCACCAGGGTGGTGCGGCCGGGCGCCGGGCGGGGGATGTAGCCGTCCTTGATCAGTTGGCGCACGCGCTCGGCGCTGATCATCAGCAGACGGGCCGCGGTCTCCAACGGGATCAGGTCGCCCGCGGTCAGTGGCTTGTCCGACGGTGCCGCAGCCGTTTTATCAGACAATTGTTTTTGCTCGTTTTTCTGCTGGCTCGGTCAAAAAGCAGCGAGTAGGAAAATGTCCAACGACTGCATTAGGAAGTCGGACAGACTAAGGATTTAGACCGATGATCATCACCAACCTCACCTCTCTTGAAGTCTCGAAGCTCACCGCGGTGATGACCGGCGGCGGCTACAAGCGTGCGGCCTCGAAGGAAGCGGCGGTCGCCCGCTACCTCAAGACCGCAGAGGAGGTCGGCATGGCCGACGCCGCCACCCTGCTGGGCGACGAGTACGGCTTCGACACCGCCCACCACGTTCTGGTGGAGCGCAACAAGGGCGGCCCCGCCTCTATCCCCGAAGCACTGGCCGACGACTCGCTCACCGAGGCCGAGCCCGAGACGGACGCCGAAGCCTTCGACTGCGAAAACCTCGCCGCGATGCTGGAGCCCTTGCCCTGTGAGGCCAATCAGAAGATCGACACCCGCGTCGGCGGCCACGGCTCGGAGCCGCTGAGCGACGAAGAACTCCACCTGCAGCCCGGCGAAGAAACCAGCGAGGGCGAGGTCGGCCGCTGGAAGCAGACCGACGACGGCCCGGTGTGGACCGCCCGCCGCCTAGGGGCCGAAGAGGCCGCGGCGTTTGGCGGCCGCTCGAAGAAGATCGCCGCGGTGAAGGGCGAGCCCGAGGCGGCCGCGGCGAAGGGGCCCAAGGCCGAGAGCAAGACCGCCATGTTGCTCCGTCTGGCGCAGACGCCAGAGGGCGTCACCAACACCGCGATGAAGGAGCTCACCGGCTGGACGAAGCTCGGCGGCTTCTTCAACGCGGCCAAGAAGGCCGGGCTCGAACTGAGCCGGGTCCGCGAGAACGGCGACACCACGTGGCGGGCCGCCCCCGCTGAGGCTGAGGTAGAATAACCCATTGGCGAACGCGGAAGCCTACCCCACGCCCGAGCTTGGGGCGTGGGGGTACATTTGCCCGGTGGAAATGGCCGCATCCTTCGTTTACGCTATGCCAATCGGAGGGGCGACCATGCTTCAGTCCAAGCCTACGCCTCGCTCTGTTCTGACCAAATCTTTGTTTGGTCGCTATCGGCGCCCGGACGCCCTGAGCGACGATGACGCCAACGCCTGGCTAGCCATGCTGCACCAAAAGACCAAGCCGAGTAAGGGCGACCGGGCCTTGATCAACTACCTTGAGCGCGGAGGGCGATCGATCCGCCCTTGAGTTAGTGGAGTAGACCGATGGACAGAGACGAGCTTCGCGCCTCGCTGGCGCAACTCGCACGCATTCACAAGTCGCCGAAGGCATTGTTGAAGGCAGTGCTCGACAGGCACCCCAAGGCGAAAAAGAAGGACGTCGCACACGAAGCATACCGCCTCATGATAGAGGCTTCAGACAGTGTAGAAGCGCCGGCATTGCAGGATGTCGCCATCTCTTTGCGCACTTCTGACTGACCAAGTACACGAGGGGCTCGTGTGGGCGGCGCCGGGATGGCGGTCTCGGCGCCGCATTTAATAAGAGGGCGTGGGGGGTGGGCGTGGCCTCCCCGCGCTCACTGTAGGTCCTCCCGCACCACCGAGTAGCCCATTGGCAGTGCTCCGATCATATCAAGGTCGGGGCGGAACGCTGGCGGGCGATCCCATGAGGGCTCCCACGTCGCATAGGCGGGGTTCTGCGGGCGCCGGACGATCCGGCCCACCGACAGGTCATCCAGCACCAAGCCGATGAGCTCGATACCCAGCGGCATCAGCTTGTGGCGCCATAGCTCCTCCGGGGTTTCCCCCGGCTCGACGAACACGTGGCGGGCCGCGGCGATGTCGCCCCCGTCCATGTTCTCCGACAGCCAGTAGACCGAGCCGCCCGTCACCGGGTCGCCCATGTGGATCGTCCACCGGATCGCGTCGCGCCCCTTGTGCCGGGGGAGCAGCGAGGGGTGGTAGCCGATGGCGCCGAGGGCGGTCTTGTTCCGCGTCTTGCGCCCGATGAAGTCGTGGCTGTGGGCCGCGACGATCAGGTCCACCCCCTCCGGCATGGTGTCCACGTTGAGGCGCCCTGCTTCGAGCCAGCGGACGTCGTCGCGCTCGGCGGCGGTGCGGAGCCGGTCGGAGACTTCGCCCTGGCCGTTCATGGCGGGCGACGACACCCCGACGATCTCATGGCCGCGCTTCCGCACCATGTCGTAGACCGCGGCGCCGAACGCCTTCTGCCCGGCGACGTAAAGCCTCACTTCTCTCCCCCGGCGGTCGCCGCCTCGATCCCCTTCTGGCCGTAAAACCGAAAGCCCTGGACGGCCCGGAAGTGGCCCCCGTAGCCGGAGCCCACCCCGGGGACGATGCCGCGGCCGGACTTGGCCTGCGACCGCGAGATCGAGGAGGCGCTCTTGGCCTTGCTGCCGCCGTAGAGGTTGGCGGTGATCTGCCGCCACCGCTTGTCGCGTCGCAGGGCGGCGCACAGCTGGGGGTGGCTGGTGTGGAACAGGGTAGTGGTCCGGCGGCCGCCGAGGCGGGCGTCCGGGTCGCCCCGCTCCTGCATTTCGCAGACGGCGTTGAGGAACCGGAGGCCGACACCGGCCCCCTGCCACTCGGGCATCACCACCAGCCGACAGCCTCGGGCCTCGACGCTCTTGCCCTTGTTCATGGACGAGACGCCCATGTGGACGGCGAGCTCGCCATCGACGGTGCCGACGAAGTATTTGCACCCCACCATCCGGGGGAGCTTCAGATAGTGATGCGGCTCAAACAGCGGCCAGTAACTGCCGTCGACCGACCAGATTTCGAGATCGAAAGAAGGTCGTCTAGGACGCCCCCTCGCGAAGCTTTTCTTCGCTGTGTCGAACACCCAATCAGGCTCCAGCCACTCGATCACGTCGTAGTGCGGTGTCAGGAGGACGACTTGCCGACCCTTGGTCCGGCGCCATGCTTTGCCGAAAGCGAGTGCGCCGAACTTGGCGATCTGCCGGTCCACCACCGAGGTAAACTCGTCGACCACTGCCCGCTCGGGCCCCTCGACGATCAGCCGGGCGAGGTCCGCCCGGAACTTCTCGCCGTTCGACAGCACCGGGTAGGGCCGGAGCCAGGTGGGCACGGTGCCCAGCCCGACCGACCCGAGGGCCGCCGTCACGTCGTTGAAGTCGGCCCCGGCCCCGATCCCGTCGATCAGCGGCTGATCGTGCGGCCACTCGGGCGTCCAGAACGCCTCGGCGCCGCCGAAGATTTCGCGGCCGATGGACGTCTTGCCGGAGCCCGAGGGCCCGACCACCACCCCGATCTGCCAGTCCCCGTCGTCGATGGGAAGCTCGGCCTCGAGGTCGAAGTTGGCGCCGGTCTCGGCGTTGAACAGCGACTTGACCCGCGCCGCCCGGTAGCTGCTGAAGTCCGAGCAGCGGTTTGCAACGGTGATCTTCATCAGGTCACCACCACCTTCACCGAGTAGCCGAGCCCGGCGAGCTTGTCGTAGGCGCGCTGCTGGGCGCCGCTGTCCTCGCACAAGACGATCACCCCATACTGCTCCTTGTAGGAGCTCTCGGGCGCGTCCTCGATCTCGTCCTCGACGGCCTTGCCCAGCGCCGCCTCAAGGGCGTCGCCGTCGAACCCGGTCAGGCCGAGGTCGAAGCCCTCGTCCTCCAAAAACAGCAACTCGGCTTTGAGCAGGCTCTCGTCCCACGTCGAGTTCTCGGCGATCCGGTTGTCCGCGATCACGTAGGCTCGGCGCTGCTCCTCGGTCCACCCGATGCAATCGAGCACGGGGATCATCCCGGCCGGGAGCACGGTGCCGGATCCGGCCATCCGGATCGTGCCGCCGCCCTCGTAGACCCGAAGGGCCGCCCGGGTGGCGCCATGCCCGGCGACGATCTCGTCGCCATCGGCGAGCACCGGCTTGGTCCACCCGAAGGTGTTGATCGAGGCAACGATCTGGTCGATCTGCTCGTCCGAATGGACGCGGCTATTGGTGCGGCTGGGCTTCAGGTCGGCGGCGGCCCTGAGCTCGACCGCGATGGTCTGCTTTTTCAATTTCGGCTCCGGTGTGGCGGGGTCCGGGGGCTGGGTTATCCCCCAATCAAAACGGCGATTTTCTATTTCGGAAAACAGAGAGAAACCGGGGGGTCTCGCCTCCGCAGGTTAGGGCGGCGCTTTACGGTCCCTAAAGGGGGAGGGGGGGCAGGGCGCCCGGCCTCGGTAGGGAGGGCAGGGGCGCGTGTGCGCCCTGCCTCCTTGGTCACGACGGCAGCAGGCGTTCGAGCTCGTGGCGCACACGCTCTGGCAGCATGGTGAATACCGTCTCCTCGAACACACGCGCGCTCTCGTTGCGCACGAGCTCCTCGGGAACAGCAGGACCGAACAGCTGCTCGATGGGCAGACGCTTGGCTGATGTGCGGACGAACACGTGGCCGTTGAGGCGGCCAGCGATGACACCGGGACGCGGGCCCATGAAGGCCCCCTGGTATCGGTGCCACTCTCCGCCCCACCTGGCCTTGACACCGAAGTTGAGCTGCCGGGCCTTGAAGACCTTGAGGGACAGGGGCTTGCCCTTGGCCCACACCTCGCCTTCGAGAGCACCACCACCACCGGGCTTGACCAGCCGCTTGCCTATGGACGCGCGGACGATGGCGAGGGGGATGTCCGACTGCTGCCTGATCGCCTTGATGACGCGACCATGGACTGTGGTGGTGACGCGGTTCACTGCGCGAGCCAAGGCCATGTGGGCCTTGGTATCGCCGAGTGCACCGATCTGGTTGCCGAAGCGACGCATGATGTCGTCACCGGGAGTGATGATCACGCGCACGCGGGGAACTCAGTGTCTGTTGGTTGAAGAGGATGTTTGGAGAGGCGGGCTT